GCCTAACCCCACCGTCATGTCCATGAACAGTGCCTCGGAAGCGTTCAATGGAGGGGCACAAAAAGAACGAAAGGGATTTGGGTTCCGTGCGTCACTTCTGAAGAACACCGATGCGAACGAAGGCATTAACTCGTCCACCGGAAGGCGGAGTCTTTTAGGCATCTAGATGGCATACGCCGCCGCCAAAGAAAAACCGCAAAACCAACGAGAGTTGGCGACTGCAATTATGTCCCGGAACACCCGTCTGGAGGCAGACCGGAGCTACTGGATGTCCATGTGGCAAAGCATCGCCAATCTGGTGATGCCGAGAAAAAGCTACATCCTGTCCCAACAACTCACCCCCTCGACAGACCGAGAGACCCGACTGTTCGATTCCACCGGGGTCCGGGCGAACATGATCCTTGCCAACGGGTGCATGTCCTACATCACCCCTTCCGATGCGCGTTGGTGCAGTTTCACCGCCCCGGAAAGCGTCGAGGAGGAACCGGGTGTGCAGGAATATTTTTCCGAGGTCACCGAGATCGTCCTTTCAACACTCGCCCGGTCCAACTTTCACACCGCAATCCACGAACTGTACCTCGACCGGGGATGCTTTGGCACCGCCGTCATTTTCGTCGAACCGGGTGAAACCACTCCCATCGTGTTCCGCAACATCGATGTCGGCACGTTTTGCTTGAGCGAAAACAACGAAGGTGTGGTGGACACATGCTTCCGCAAGTTTGAGATGACCGCTCGTCAGATGGCGCAGGAATTCGGCATGGATGCCATCCCCGACCATGTCCGCAAGTGCTGCGACTACGAGGGCAAGAACATCGATCAGAAATTTGAGGTACTCCACGGCATCTATCCGAGGGCGATTAGCGAGCGGGACATGACCAAGAGGGATGCGAAGAACAAACCGTTTGCCTCCTGCTACATCGAGACCAAGAGCAAAACCATCCTGCGCGAAGCAGGGTTCGACGAGAAACCATTCATGGCGACCCGGTTCCTCAAGTGGCAGTCCGGGGTCTATGGATGGTCCCCGTCATGGGTTGCCATGCCAGAGATTCGGCAACTCAACTTCCTTCAGAAACAGATGGATGCCTTGGCGGAACTCGCCGCCTTTCCTCGCATTCTGATCCCGGACGGCATGGAGAATAGCGTCGATCTCCGCGCCGGGGGCGTGACGTATTTCAACGCATCAGACCCTTCTGCCAAGCCCTCGGAATGGGCAACGCAAGGCAGATACGACATCGGTCTGCAACGCATCACAGAAAAGCAACGTCATGTGGAGGAAGCCTTCCACGTTCCGCTTTTCCAGATGTTCAGCAACGAGGAGAGCATGACCCCGAACCGCATGACGGCAACCGAGGTCAACGCCCGGAATGCCGAACGTCTCACCCAGTTTTCACCCACCTTCTCCCGTCTCACCACCGAACTGCTTATCCCTCTCTTGCAACGGGTCTACGGCATCCTCGCCCGGAACGGTGCCTTCCCGCCTCCTCCAGAGGCACTGATCCAGCAGGACCAAGACGGGTCTCTCTTCATCCCCGAACCCAAGGTGGAATTCAACTCGCGCATCGCCCTTGCCGTAGACCGCATGGCAATCACCGCGACCGAGGAAAGCATTGCCTCCGCCGGGGGCTACGTCCAGATCACCCAAGACCCGTCCGTCATGGACAACTTCAACTTGGACAAGATCGTCCGGGAATCCGCCCTCTCCCGTGGAATGGATGCCGAATTCCTCCGCAAAGAGGACGAGGTCGCCGCCATTAGGGAGCAACGCGCACAAGCACAAGCAGACATGGCGGCAATGCAGCAGCAAGCGATGCAAGCCGAGATGATGCAGAAAGCCGGGTCCGTGCGGCAGGACAGCATGCTCGCCCAAGGCATGCGCGGTGCAGAGGTGCCAATGGCATGAATGACCTAGAGACAAGAGTGCGGTCGGAGAAGACCAAGTTTGCCTTCAAATTTTTCCACACCCCGGAAGGCATGCTCGTCATGGAGAACTTGGAAAAAGCATTCGGGTTCTCCGCCCCGGCGTTTGTCCCCGGCGAAAACGGAACTTTCGACCCGATCCGGGCTGCAATCCGTGACGGGCAAAGACAAGTGCTCCTGCACATCAAATCGATGTCTGACAAATCCAATGAACAAGAAAACACCACCAAGCCAACCGTCTCCAAAGACTGAACCCGACAAAGACCCGTTTCTCGGCGACCTCACGCCGCAGTGGATTCTTTGGCATGAGGCAACGCATTCACCGGAAGAGCATCTGGAACGCTACCGCGACCGCATCCCGCATGAATATGCCGAACTCCACGGCATCAAGCGCATCTTCTAATCGCATGGGCGACAAACCTTATGACTATCGACGCAAATCCCATCGTGGACGGAAACGCCGCCCTAGTGGCGCAAAACGCAAGCAACGCCAGCATGGCGATGCCAGTAGACACCAACACAACCAGCAGCATGCCAACGAATGGTGCTGGTCTCCCGGCGACCAGTAACAGCAGCACCAGTTCCTTCATCAATGCGGACGGCACCTTCACCGAGGGGTGGTTGGACCGGATGCAGGGGTTTGAAGACAGCAAGCAAATCCTGGGTCAGTTCAAGGATTTGCAGGGCATGTCCAAGACCCTCATCTCCCAGCAAAGGATGATGGGCAAGATGAAGGATGCCGTCCTCATCCCCGGCGACAACGCGACCCCGGAAGACATCGGCGCATTCCACCGCCGCATGGGTGTCCCGGAAACACCGGAAAGCTACCAAGCCGCCAGACCCAACAGTCTCGCCGAGGGCACCGAGTGGAACGACGAATTAGGCAAACAATTCGGAGACCTCGCGCACAAACTCGGCATGACCCCAAGCCAGTACCAGCACTCCATCGATTTCTTCGCGGAACAAGAAGCGCAAAGCCTCGCCGCCCAAGCCCAGCAGATCGAGCAGGAGAGGCAGCAGTCTTTCGGATTCCTCAAGCAACAATGGGGAGACAAATACGACAAGAACATGGCGGTGGTCTCCCGGCTTTTGCAGACCGCCGGGGGCGACATTAATGATCCCGGTTTGTATTCACCAACTCTTGTCCATACCCTCGCCCGGATTGCCGAACTGTACGCCTCCGAGGACCGTCTGGTCACATCGGATGTTGCCGCAACCATGATGGTCGGTCGCGCCCGTGCGATGGACATTATGAAGAACCCGGACAATCCAATGCACAAACGGTACCACTCCGGGGACCGGGAAATCGGTCAACTCGTCACCGATCTCATCGCCAGAGGCTAAACGATTTCGGAAATCTTTTGACGGGTTTTTGCCGTGGGTGTACGCACACCCATAACTCGCCGAAGGACAATCCGATTCGGACCCATGTAGGTCGAGTTGAACCGCAACAACGCCAATCCCACTTGGGACAACTGGAGGGCGCGGATGATCGATTCAACTCAACAAAGAAAGACCAACAATCATGGCTAACATGACTCAAATCCCGGATCACTATGTGATCCAGTACGAGACGAACTGGCAGTTCCTTCTCCAGCAGATGGATGCCCGTCTCAAAGACCGCACCAAATTGGTGCAAGCAAACGGTGCCGCCGTCCGATTCAACCAGATCGACCAAGCGACAATGACCCAAGTCACAACGCGCAACGGTGCGACTGTCAACAACGACATCACGCTCCCCGCTCGCTGGGCTTATCCGGTGCCCTACGACACCAGCAGTTGGTTCGACGAGTTCGACAACACCTTCCTCGGAAGCGTTGTTCTGCCGACCTCGGAAACCATGCAAGCGCAGTTGGCGGCGTACAACCGTACTGCCGACCAAGTGCTCATCAACGCCCTGCTCGGCAGTGCGACGATCACCAACACCGCCAACACCTCGGCTGGTTTCGGTCTGAACAACACCACCACCACGGTGGCGTTGCCCGGCACCCAAGCAGTCGGTGTGCAGTTCGGCGGTGCGGTCAACACCAGCCTCACCATCGCGAAAATCCGCGAAGCGAAGAGAATCCTCGACAGCAACGAAGCACCCGCCGATGGGCGCATCCTCGTTGTCTCGGCGAAGGAAATCTCCGACCTCCTCGGAACGCAGGAAGTGACCAACAACCTCTACAATAGCGTCCGCGCCCTTGTAGACGGAGAGGTCAACAACTTCCTCGGTTTCACCGTGGTCCGCTCGGAGTTGCTCCCGGTGGCAACCAGCATCCGCTCCTGCATCGCTTACCATCGCGACAGTGCGGTCATGGTCGATGGCGGTCGCAAGACCTACATGGACATTATTCCCACCAACAGGCACTCGCTCCAAATCCGCTCCACGGCGGTGATCGGCGCGACCCGCTTGCTTGAGAAGGGCGTGGTTTCCATCGCTTGCGACACCACCAAGTAACGTCAGTTTAAAGGAGGGTGCCCTCTCATGGGGGGAGGGCACCCATCCTCGATAGATACCCCACAAGACACACGACATGGACGTAACCGCCATCTGCAACCTCGCACTTGCCAAAGTTGGCGACACCGCCATCGTGTCTCTGGACGATCCGACCCCGGAAGCCCGGTTTTGTAGCCTCTTTTACCAGCAGTCGGTGGACGAGGTGATCCGGTTGCACCCTTGGAACTGGGCGACCACTTTTACCCGGCTTTCCCCAATCGACCCGGTCCCCGATATGGCTTGGTCTTATTCCTACATGCTGCCCGTCGATTTCGGGCGCATGATTACTTTCAACGCTTTCTCCGTTGCCATCCCCCGACCCACTTACGAACTCGCCAACGGTGCCCTCTACACCGACGAGGATGTCGCAGAGATTTCCTACGTCCGGGTGGTAGACAACCCGCAGGAGTTTGATCCCCTTTTCACCGATCTGGTTGCGACCAAAATTGCCAGCAAACTGGCACGACCCCTCGCCGGGTCTCTCGACATCGAGAAGACCCTGCTCAACGAATTCAACAACCAAATTGCCGAGGCGAGGAAGATTGATGCCGGGGAGAACTTCATGCCCCGAAGGATGAGTTGGATCGAAAGCGACCTAGTGCAGTCCCGGTGGTCCGGGGCGATCTAACATGATCAACACACTCGTCTCCTCATTCAACGCCGGGGAACTCTCCCCGTACCTTGAGGCGAGGAGCAACCTCGACAAATACCGCAACGGTTGCCGGGTGATGGAGAACTTTGTCATCACCCCCTACGGACCAGCCAACCGCCGGGCTGGTCTGGAATACCGGGGCGAAGCAAAGTCATCCGCAACTCGGTGCCGACTTTTCGGAGTCAATCTCACCGAGCAAACCCGCATCGTCATCGAGATGGGTGTCGGATACATGCGGTTTTGGAAAAACGGGGCACTGATCACCTCCGGTGGAATCCCGGTCGAACCGACCCCGGTCAATTACCGTGAAGTGCCCGTTGGTGGATCGCCACACCCGTACCAAGAAAGCGACCTCCGCGATGTCCGCATCTGCCAGATCAACAACGTGGTCTATTTCTCGCATCCATCGTATGCCCCACTTCGCCTTTCCCGGTACGCCGATACCAACTGGACAATCGGAGAAGTGCCGTGGTCATGGGCACCGATGCTCGATCTTAACATCAGCACCACCACAATTACTCCGTCCGCAATCAACAACTCCACAACGCAATGTCGATTGACCGCCTCGTCCCCACTGTTCACCGCCAACCATGTCGGTTCGTATTGGCAGATCGAGCACCAGCCCCCGGATAGTTTTCTTACTTGGGACATCACGGCGAACAACACCTCTGGAAACATCAAACTGTTGGGAAGTTGGCAGTTGCAATCCTTTGGGACATGGAAGGCAAACATCGATTTGCAAAGCAGCACCGATGGCGGGGTCACTTGGATCACGCGCAAGGACATTGTTTCAAGGGGCGATTACAACATCGTCCTCACCGGGCAAGAATACGTCACAACACTGTTCCGGTTCGTTGTAAGCAATTTTGCGTCTACGGCAAGCCAGACAACCCCCCGCATTCAAATCACCTCGGTTGATTCCACGTTGCGCGGAATGGTCCGGGTTACCTCTTTCGTTAATACGACAACGGTGTTTGTCGATGTGATCAAAGAGTTGGGAAACACCACGGCAACCACACTCTGGAGAGAAGGTGCGTTTTCAAACCTCAAGGGGTTCCCCGGAGTAGTCAGTCTGCACGAAAGCCGACTCATGTTTGCCGGGACAGGATACAACCCCAACTCGATATGGGCTTCCAAAAGCAACGACTTCCAAAACTTCCTGCAAGGTGCTTTGGACGATGACTCCCTTTTCTTCACACTGGCTTCCACCACCGGGGGACGGGTCCAGTGGCTGGTGTCCAAGTCTTCCCTTCTTTGCGGAACCTCGCTGGACGAATGGTCGATTGCTTCCTCGACAAGCACGGAAGGTCTGACCCCGACAAATATCAACGCGAAGGTGCAATCCAACTACGGAAGCACCTCGGCGGCGGCTTATGTGGTCAACGACACGATTCTCTATGTCCAACGCATGGGCAGGAAAATCCGGGAACTTGTCTACACCTTTGCCAGCGAGGCATGGATTTCCAATGACATCACCGCCTTGGCGGAGCATTGCACCCGGTCATTCATACAGGAGGTCTGCTACCAACGTGTGCCAGACGCAATCTACTGGTTCGTGCGCGGGGACGGGCAACTGGTCAGCACCACCTACGAGAGAGAACAACAAGTGGTTGGGTTTGCCCGGCACACCACCGATGGTCTCTTTGAATCCGTTGCCAGCATCAATGGTGCCGATGGCGAGGATGAAGTATGGGTCGCGGTGAATCGCACGATTAACGGGCAGACCAAACGATACATTGAACGGTTCCGCGCCGGGATGCGCGAAGCATTGGATGCTTCTGACAAGAGTGCATGGGTCTATGCCGATTCATGCGTGAAAAATGACTATGTGGTCGGCGCAACACCAACCACAACCATCACCGGGATTCCTCATCTCAACGGCAAGGCAGTCACGATCTGGGGCGGGGTTTACGATGCTGCTCTGGGAGGCGTGACTTATGGGGTGATCAATCCAGTTGTCGATCCCATCACCGGACTACCGTCAGTTGTCCAAGGCGGATCGATCACGGTGCAAACACCCATCGTCGCGTGGGTTGTCGGTATTCCTTACACATCCACCTTGGTCCCGGAGAGGGTCGAAGCACAATTGCCAGACGGCACTTCGCAAGGAAGGAAAATGCGAATCCCCCGGTTCAACGCGAAAGTCTATCGTTCCATCGGCGGAGAATACTCCCCGGACGGTAGCACTTGGTACCCAATGGTGTCTCGTATCACCACCGACCGGATGGACGATTCACCGGAAGTCATTGACGGGTACACGCGCATGTTCCTCTCGTCCAGTTGGGCGGACGGCGCGGACATCTGGATGCGCCAAAAACTTCCGGTTCCGTTCACCATTTCCGCCATCGTCGCCAACTGGGAAGCATCGGAGGCAATTGAAAGATGAACGATTTGCTCTCCACACGCGACCCGGTCAAGCGGGGGTTCGACGCACTGGAATGCGCCATGATCGAACTATCTGAAGTGTTCCCCGTGGAATGCCCGGTGCATCACGATTTCGCGGACAACATGTACATCCGCACCATCCACATCCCGGCTGGTACGTTGCTCACCTCCATGACCCACCTCACCAAGCACCCGTTCGTGGTGACCAAGGGAGTGTGCGATGTGATCGACACCAAGGGGAAGGTTCAACGCATTACCGCACCGCACATCGGCATGACCCTGCCGGGCACCCGGCGCATCATCCAGACCGTGACCGATGTGGTGTGGACAACTTTCCATGCGACCGAGATCACCGACCCGGACCAGTGGTTAGCCGAGAACACTGTCGCGGAAAACAACCATGCACCGGAGCATTTCCTCCCGCAGTGCTTCAGCAGAAAGGAACTAGCATGTCATCCCTCTACATAGGCATCGCATCCGTAGCGGTCTCGGCGGTTGGCACCGGGGTGTCCCTGTACGGGGCAAGTCAATCGGCGGCAGCACAAAAGTCTGCTGCTGCTCAAAATGCCCGACTCTCCAAACTGCAAGCCTCGGCAACCGCCGCCGTGCAAAGATTTCAAGCCCAACTGGACTACCAGATCGCAATGGCAAATGTTGCCCAGTACCGCAACAACGCGACCGTGTTGCGACAGCAAGTCAAAACCATCCAGAACGAAGGCTTTGAGGGCATCAAGAGGATGGGCTTTGAGTTTGAAAAACAGAATGCATCAGTCCGGGCGGCATACGGAAAGTCTGGCATCGCCGGGGACACCGGAAGCCCGTTGAACGTGTCGGCATACAACGCCGGGATGCAGCAACTCGCCCGGATGGATGTCGCTTACAAAACCAACATGGAAGCCGAGGACACCGGGTACCAAGCCAAACTCATGGACTACCAAGCGGCGGTCACGCAAGAGACCGCCAAGCAATATCAGTACGCAATCCAGATGGCAGATTGGTCCGAGAAAATGGGCATCTCCGCCGCCAATATCCAAGCCAACCAGCAGATTGCTCTGGCGAATAGCCAGTTCACCGCCGCATTGGGCAACGCCGCCTACAGTCTGGCGAGCACCGCCAATGCCGGGATCAGCAACTACTCGACCTACCGGGCACTTCAGACACCGACTTACCGGGGGGGCATTAGCTAAACGTCATGGCAAGAATACCTCTCACCGAAATCCCGAATGCTCCGCAAAGTGGAAACCCCACGATGCAGAACGTGAACATTCCAACGGTCAACCTTGCCTTCGCGGAACGTCAAATCAAGGAAGCCTACGAGGGTCAGAAGATCGACATGAGATCGGCGGCGGCACCGGGCTACGCATTGCAGCAAGTCGGGCAAGACATGGTGAACATCGGGTCGCTTACCACCGACACAATGAGGAAATATGCCGAGGTCGAGGAAGCCACCGCGACCAACAAGTTTCTGGCAAACCTCGATACCATACGCAACGAGATCAAAGTGAACCAAGCCGGGACCGACCCGGCAATGTACCCGGTCATTGTCAAAAAAGCCTACGAGGACAAGGAACGCTTGCTCACCGGGATCGGAGGATTGGGGAGACAACTGATCCAAGCCGATGTGCTCCGCGCCGAACACAACGACATGGCGGAAGCATCCGTTGCCGCACACCTCGGAGTGAAGAGGCAGGAGACCGCCACACAACTCGCCGCACTGCAAAGCAACATGCAGAACGGACGCTACGAGGATGCCGCCACCATCAACGAGAACCTCTTCACCACCCAAGCAATCTCGGAACGGGAGTTCGCCAGCAACAAAATCAACATCGGCAACTCGCAGCAAATGTCCGTTTTCATGGACATCGCCAATGCAAACCCGGACCAAGCGGCGAAAATGATCAACAACGCACTGGTGTCTGGCAAACCCATGTCCGGGTTTGAGGGCATCAGCACCCCCGAAAGCCTTTCCCGTCTAACCCGTGTGGTCGAGGCGGCACAAACATTCCGCAATGCAGATCGGATGGATGCCGTCACCGATCTGGTCGATTCGTTCACCATAACCACCGTGGATGCATTGAATGCCAACCCGGTGTTCATGCAACTCGACCCGAAATCGCAGGAAGCACTCCGGTCGCGGGTGGTGGACATCAAGGTGGGAACACCCCAAGCGGAGGTCGATACGAAGAAAGGTTTCGACATTGTCGATGGATATCCAAGCAAGGGTGACGTTGTTGCCGAATACAGGGACGCTCACAACTGGATCACATCGCATGTCCCGTCTCCCTTCGCCAAATCCCTCATCGAAAAACTCGATGCCAAGAAGGATGCGATGGCGGGAAACGCCGGGCAACTGCCTCCCAACCAAACCTTGGACCGCTATTTGACCGAGAAACTCAACGCCTACGAAGACGGCGGACTCTTTGGCGAGGTGCCTCCGAGCAGCACCAAAGGCACAACAGAATACGCGACCAAGATGCTGGCGATTGCACGGCAGAAAGAGGACATCAAGACGGCAGTCCGCAACGCCAACCCGAAAAGCCGGGCGGACATAGATGAAGTGATTGCCAATGTGCTCACTCCAGAAG